CTTTGTTCTAAAAGAAAATTAGATGATGGCAGAGATAGATTTATGTACAACTACATGGTCTTTGCTAAAAAGAAATATAAAGACAAATGGCCTGACCATGTTGCAAATGCAAATTATAATTATTTAGAAACACCTTGGGACAAATCAAAACTAGATTCTAAAATAGCAGCATGGAGAAAAGATACTGCAGGTCATACTTGTTACGAAGATCCGATACATAGTAAATGTATGCGTAGCCTTTGTTACTCCAGACCATTTGGTGTTAAATCAGATAGCATCACAATGTTTCCAGACATTACAGATTTTGAAATAATTATGTATGCGGAACCAGAGTATAGATTCAATGTAGCGTTACCAGATGGCACTAAAGCTGGTGTTGTAGCAAGCAACAGGCGACTAATAACAAAACAAACAGAATTATTAGATCTAATATGGGAGCAAACAGGAATCTATCATGAACCACTAAAACCAAAAGACTTCAGAGCAAAACTAACAGAGTTTAGAAAAAATTCTGTAAAGATAACACCACCTGCAGGAACACAGATAGAGGATAGATTAAAAGAAGAATTGTTTCAATATTGTGTTAATGGACCAAGAGCTAAGAAAAGAATACAGATTAACAGTGGATCTTGTTTAACAGAAGATGGTCATCACTATTTTAAATTTACATCTTTTATAGATCACTTGGGTGCAAGTTGGAAAATACCAGAAGAACGTATTGCACAAAAACTAAAAGACAAATGTGAGGTAGAGTTTAACCACTCTCTTAATGTTGATGGTAAAACAATGAAAGTGTGTAGAGTAAAACAATTACACATAGATAAAATAGAATACAAACCAGTAGAAAGAAAAGAGAGTAACTATTAATGAGATATAAAGTTGTAGGACCACCAGGCACAGGAAAGACTAGAAGATTATTAAATGAGGTACAAAGATATGTAGACAAAGGTGTATCACTAAAAAAGATAGGTTACTTTGCATTTACACGTAAAGCTGCAGGTGAGGCAAGGGATAGATTTTTAAAAGTTAAAACAGAACTTACAAAAAAAGATATAAAATATTTTCAAACACTACACTCTCTAGCATTTAATACTTTAGGACTCAAAGAAGAGAATGTTATGCAAGATTTAAATTACAAAGTTATTGGTGAGACTTGCGGTATACAAATTAAATATGCATCATATGAAACAAATAATTGGAATGGGATATTTTCATCTGATAGCGAGTATCTAAGTTTAATAAATCTAGCTAGAGTCAGACAGATATCTGTTATGGAACAGCTAGATCTTAACGAACATCTATCTAAAATAGAAAGAGACAAACTAGATGCTATTGAAAAAGAAATTAAAAGTTACAAAGATGTGTATGGTTTGATTGATTTTACTGACATGATACAAAAATTTTTAGATAAAAATGTTACGCCAGATTTTGATGTAATATTTGTAGACGAAGCACAAGATTTATCTTTAATACAATGGGCCATGATAAATAAGATAGAGAAAGATACTAATTGTGATGTGTGGATTGCAGGTGATGATGACCAAGCAATATTTGGCTGGGCCGGTGCAGACGTAGATTCATTTATAAATTATGATGCAAAGGAGATACCACTAAAACAGTCAGAAAGAGTGCCAAGCATTATACAAGAAGTTGCATTAAATGTCATCACTAGAATAGAAAAAAATAGGATTGACAAAGAATATTTTCCAAAGTCAGAAACTGGAGAAATTTTTGAAAGATACAGATTATCAGACATAGATATGTCAACAGGAGATTGGTTAATATTAACTAGAACAAAATCATTATTAAAATCTGTCCCGACATATTTAAAAAAGAAAGGTTTATTTTTTAATACAGCACAAGGCAATAGTATTGGTAAAAGTTTGTATGAAGACATTCAACACTGGTCCTCTTTACAAAAGAAAATAACAATACCAGACATACAGATACAGAGAATAAAAGAAAGAATAAAAGGACCAATGAATCTATCTCTTAAGTGGTATGATGCATTTGATAAATTACCAGAAAGTCAAATAACTTATATGCAATTGTTATTATTAAATGGAGAAGATCCAACGAAAGAAGCAAGAATAAAAGTATCAACAATACATGGAGCTAAAGGTGGTGAGGCAACAAACGTAATATTGTTTTTGAATCATACATCTAACACACTAAAAGGTGCAAAAAAATCTGCAGCCAAACAAGATGAAGAATACAGAGTTTGGTATGTAGGTATAACAAGAAGTATGAAAAATTTGTACTTAATTAAATCACAAAACAAATCAAAGGAGTTTAAGTTATGAGTGATGTATGGGATAAACAACACGGAGGATCACATTATCAAAAATATAAAATACAGCCGAGCAAGTTTGTAGTAGAGAATGAATTGCTATATCCTGAGGGTTGTGCTATAAAATATATAATTCGACACCGGGATAAAAATGGAAAAGAAGATTTATTGAAAGCGATACATTTTATAGAAATGATTATTGAAAGAGATTACAAATGATTTTTAATGCACAAACAGAATGGGTTAAACCTACAGAATTTCCTGATCTAAGATTTTGTGAGGAGATTGCAATAGACTTAGAAACACATGATCCAGAATTAAAAACTATGGGTTCAGGTTCTGTAATTGGTAAAGGTAAAGTTGTAGGTGTTGCAGTTGCAACAGATGGCTATTCTGGTTACTTTCCATTTGATCATGAGGGTGGTGGTAACCTTGAAAAAAGTAAAGTAATTCAATGGTTTACAGATATTTGTAAAACAACTTCAACAAAAATTTTTCACAATGCAATGTATGACGTTTGTTGGATTAGATCTATGGGTATACAAATCAACGGACAGATTGTTGACACTATGATCGCTGCATCTTTAGTTAATGAAAATAGATTTAGATATGATCTTGGATCTTTAGGTTGGGATTATTTAGGTCAAGGTAAGAATGAAACAGAACTAACTAACGCTGCAAAAGAATGGGGTGTAGATCCTAAAGCTGATATGTGGAGACTACCTGCAATGTATGTAGGTAATTATGCTGAACGTGATGCAGAGCTAACTTTAGGTTTATGGAAAGTTATGCAAAAAGAAATATTAGATCAAGACTTAGAAGCTATATTTAATCTTGAGACAGACTTGTTTCCTTGTTTAGTTGACATGCGATTTCTTGGGGTGAGAGTGGACGTTCCAAAAGCCCATGAATTAAAGAACCAATTAGCATCAGAAGAAAAAGAACTCCTGAAACAAGTAGAAAAAGAAACAGGAATAGAAACTCAAATATGGGCAGCAAGATCGATTGCGAAAGTTTTTGATAAGTTAAACTTACCATACGAGCGAACTTTAAAAACACAGGCTCCTTCATTTACAAAAAACTTTCTCTCTACTCATAAACATCCTTTGGTGCAATGTATATCAAAAGCCAGAGAAATAAACAAGGCACACACAACATTTATAGATACTATCATAAAGCATGAGCACAATGGTAGAATACATGCAGATATTAATCAAATTAGATCGGACACTGGAGGAACTGTAACCGGTAGGTTTAGTTATTCCAATCCAAATCTTCAACAAATTCCTGCTCGTAACAAAGACTTAGGTCCTTTGATCAGATCCCTCTTTATACCTGAGTCTGAGTGCGAGTGGGGATGCTTTGACTACAGTCAACAAGAACCAAGACTTGTAGTTCACTACGCATCCCTTGATCAAGATACAAGTGTCTTTGGTGTAAAAGATTCTTATGAAGATGGTAACGCAGACTTTCATACTATTGTTGCAAAGATGGCAGATATACCAAGATCACAAGCTAAAACAATTAACCTTGGCCTTTTTTATGGTATGGGTAAAGCAAAACTACAGGCAGAGCTAGGCGTATCAAAAGATAAAGCTGAAGAATTATTTAAAATTTATCATGATAGAGTTCCATTTGTAAAAACTTTGATGAATTCTGTATCAAACAGAGCACAGCAACGCGGACAAATTCGTACATTACTAGGTAGATTATGTAGGTTTCATTTATGGGAACCAAATCATTTTGGTGTACATAAAGCTTTACCCTTTGATCAAGCAAGGCAGGAATATGGAGCAAGCATCAAGCGTGCTTATACTTACAAAGCTTTGAACAGATTAATACAGGGATCAGCAGCTGACATGACAAAAAAATCTATGATAGAATTACACAAAGAGGGTATTACACCGCATATACAAATACACGATGAACTTGATATATCAGTTATTAATCCTTTGGAAGCTGCAAAGATAAAAGATATTATGGAAAACGCAGTTGACTTAGAGATACCAAACAAGGTAGACTATGAGTCCGGTAAAAACTGGGGAGAAATAAAGTGAGGTTTTATTATGGCATACTTAAATTCAAATATACCAGCAACTTATGCTCAGATAAGAAGAGAGTTTCTTTATGATTGCAAAAAACATCATGGAGAAGTTGAAGACTGTATTATCTTTGGTGTTAGCTCTATTGCAGGTAGCGCTCTTTTATTCCATGCTATTATGGAAAATGGTGCGATCTTTTATAGACTACCTATTACAGCGTTTATTCAAAGAGGATTTGAACCCAAGGATGTACCCACACGAAGACTTGATGAACTTCAGCTCTGGAATTGTTTTAGTTACTATCCTGCTGTTACTTCTTGGGATATAATACAAGGCACATCAGGAAAATATATAGGCAAAGATAAAAAATGGCATCACGGTAAATATTTATTTACAGTTGACTTTGCACATCCAGAAAGTAATATACTTGACACTGAACATTCAGAAATACCGCACGAACACAAGTGCGCTCACATAATGGCCTTAGATGATGGTAATTATGCAGCACAACCCAACAATAGAATAATCTGGAATCTACCTTCTTTCACTGTAAAGAACGAGATACCTAAATGGAAAGTGCAAACTAACGAATGGAATGTAGAAGATACTGGTAAATGGCAAACAGCTGACACAGATGACTTCTTCTACGAAATTGAGGAGAAAAAACATGATTAATAAATGTAAAAATATTTGTTGTAAAATATGGGAAAAAATTAAAGCTTTATTCACACCGAAAAAGCAATAATGATTGGAGGTTGTTATGGACTACAGGTTCACAGCAATACTTATAATTTTATTATGTTTACTAGCGTTTTGTGTGAAGCCACCACAACCATTGAAAGTAGATCCAAAAGATTATATAATTCCTCCACCAAAACCTAAAACAAATGAGTAAGAAACCTTTAACCATATCTGAATCAGCTGCCGTGCAGATGCCGATGAAGACGGTTGCTAGTTTGATAATTATCGTGGCACTTGGCACCATGGGTTATTTCCAGATTGTTGAAAGGTTAAACATAGCTGACACTAGACTTCAGTTAATGGAAAAGGACTTGGAAGAAAACACAGAGTTTAGAATCAAATGGCCACGGGGTCAACTTGGAGCGTTGCCTGCAGATAGCGAACAATTTATGATGATTGAGGATCTTTATAAGACTACAGACAAGTTAAATTCACACATAGAATCTATGGCGTTAAACAAAGTTAATATAGAATTTTTAAGAAAACAAATGGATAAAGTTTTAGTAGACATCGAAAAATTAAAAGATGCTAATCGTGAAATGAAATACACAAACGGAGGCTCACAATGATAGAAACTGTAGTGGCCCTTCTTATGTTCTGGGATGGAGAAATCAAGGAACACCGTATTCAAGGTTCAATGGCTGAATGTTTACGTGCACGTCGTGTTGCAGAACGTGAGTATAATCCAAATATATCTTATAAATGCATACGTAGTGAAGCAGAAACAGAAATTTATTTAGGTGAAAAATCTATAAAAAAGCTTATACTAAAATAATGAATCTTACACGTAACTTTAGCTTGTTAGAGCTGACTAAATCAGACACTGCAATACGTAGGGGTATTAACAACAATCCTAACGCAGAGCAGATAGAAAAATTAAAATTATTATGTGAAAATATTCTTCAGCCGGTACGTGATCATTTTGGCAGGGTCAAGGTGACAAGCGGCTTCCGTAGTGTAGATTTATGTCTTGCTATTGGTAGCTCTGCAAATTCACAGCATGCCAAAGCTGAGGCCGCAGACTTCGAATGTCCAGGTGTCGACAATGTTGAACTTTTTGATTGGATTAAATCTAACCTTCAACCAGATCAGCTTATCCTAGAGTTCTATACTCCGGGTGAACCTAACAGTGGATGGATTCACGCAAGTTGGATTGAAGGCACACCAAGAGCTTCTTATTTACATGCGTACAGATCAGAGGGTAAAACAAAATACAAACCCATATTAGGGAAAGCAAAAGATCTTTTTACATGAGAATACAAGCAGAAATAGTTCACGGTAAGTGTCCAACATGTGAAGAGCACACAATGTTAGTTGGACTTACAAAAGATTTTTATAGATGTATGACATGTGGGACCGATCTGGAACAACATGTAAATGGCAAGATAAGTTACATACCTCACATAAGTAAAAACTCATTACAATCAGAAGTAGACAAATATTTCGATGGCGAAGCGTAAATTTGTTAATTTTGTACCACGTCCAAAACCTCGTAAACGTCCAGGTAGACACACAAAAAACCTTAATAAATCTAAAAAAAGATCGTATAAAAAATACAACCGACAAGGCCGTTGACAAATGTCCCGAGTTATCCTATATTATAGAAAAGAAAGGAAATATGTTCGATAAAATAGTTTTAAAATTTTACTTATGGCTAATGGGTTGGTCAGGTGCGATTAATTCATGGGCATGGCGTAAACAAGCAGCGATTGTAAGAGAACATAATCGTAAAGATGAAGAGGACTATTTGAAAGAACTAAAGAAAAAACTATGACAGAAATAAAAGAAGATATTAAATCTGTGATTGATGAG